TTTGAGAAGAGAGAGCAGATTCAAACTTTGAACAGGGAAGTATCCGATATTGAGTCTGAGCTAGAGCTTATTGCTCAAAAAGAGGATCTCTTAGATGGAATTCCTTGCGGAGATAAGTATCCTACGTGTAAATTTATTTGTGATGCCTACAAGTCTGTACAAGAAAAAGACTCGCACAATACGAAGGTATCAGAGATTTTACAGCAGATTACTGCTCTGGGTCCAGAAGACGTGGAAGAGTATATTCAAAAGTATGATGAACTTGTCTCTAAGAGAGACACAATAACTTCCAACATCTCAGATTTTCAAGTTAAAATCTTGCAAAACAAGAATAATATTGTTTCTCTGAGCCAGAGCCTTAAAGAATTGCAAGCAAAGAAAGAGCTTTATGAAGCTAACAAGGAAGCCATTGAAAATCTAGAAGCTTTGCTTTCTGAAAAGAGAAGGCTGGAAAATAATCTTGTTACTGCTCAAACAAGAATCAAAACATGCTCTGACGAGACAAAAGACTTGTACAAGCAGCATGGATCTTTCGAAGAGCGCCACAATAACTTGATCTCCCTCAAGAAGGAACTAGAAGACCTACAGCAAGAATTTTCAGCTTACGACTTGTTTATGAAGTGTATGCACTCTAATGGTATTGCTTACGATGTGATCAAGAAGAAGCTCCCCGTCATTAATCAAGAAATTGCAAAGGTATTGGCAAACATTGTCGATTTTGAGATTCTATTTGAAGATGATGGCAAGAGATTAAATATTCTTATCAAGCATCCTAAGCACGATCCTAGACCTTTGGAAATGGGCTCTGGTGCAGAAAAGACTCTAGGGGCTATGGCGATTAGACTTGCGTTGCTATCGGTGTCAAGTCTTCCAAAATCAGATATTTTTATTTTGGATGAGCCCGGAACTGCTCTTGATGCAGAAAATATGGAAGGCTTTGTCAGAATCCTAGATGTTGTCAAGACTTATTTTAAAACCGTGTTGCTTATTACACATCTTGATTCGCTGAAAGATTGTGTAGACATGGAGGTCACTATTGAAAAGAAAAATGGTTACGCTTTGATAAAGCAGTGACTATTTACATTATGAGTCAATAGTGACTTGTTGGAGAATAAGTATGAAAGTATCTAGAAATGAAATAAAGGAAATTATTCAAGAAGAAGTCACTAAACTTCTTGGCGAAATGGAAATCCCCATGGGTATAGAAATTGAAACTCTGCCAGATGAGCCAGCATCTACAGGTCCTCGTGTCACAATGCACGATGCAGATTTGCCAAAAGAGATTAGAAGACTTGCACAAGAGAAAGGCATGGAGCCTCAAGATTATTTGGAATCTCTCGGGTATACTCCGCAAGCGGCAAGTAATCTTCTCGGCATGGCAGGCATGTTTGATGATGCGAAAATGGGTATGACTTTTAGTCAGTAAAATTAAGGAGGTATTATGACAATGGCAAAAGCATTTATTGATAAGGGACTTGAAAAGGTTCTCTCTAGAAAACTTCTCGTGTGGATAACTGCGACAGGACTTGCAGCAGCAGGTTACGTTACTAGTGGTGACTGGGTGACAATCTCTGCTCTTTACCTCGGTGGTCAGTCAGTTATTGACGCTATTGCTAAGCTCAAGGCAGCTTGATGCCTTTTTGGGATATAGTTCAAAAATATTGGAGAGAAATAGCAATTTGTGTATTGCTTCTTGCTGTTTCTACTTCATGGTATTACGATAGATCTTCTCTTATAAAATCTTTTGATACTGCGACTGAGCGTTACGAAAAAGAGTTGGCGACAGTAAAAGAGAGCCATGCTCGGGAAGTAGAGCGACAGGAAAAAGCTCTTAAAGAATATCAAAAGAAGGTTGCTGAAATTGAAGAAGATTATGCAACTGTGCAAGAAGAACTCTATGATATGCAAAATTCTAGAGTCGGAGAGATCGTAAGGCTACGAAGCGATGACCCGGAGAAGCTTGCAGCTCAAATAGAAGAAGTATTTGGATTTGAATATGTTAAATAAAATTATACTATTACTAAGCTTAATTTTAGCTTTATGGAGTCCTCCGGCGTATGGTAACGATGGTAAGTTTACCCTTGTACCACGGGGAGGTAGAGTTCCATTTCAGGCAACTTGTTTTGATGATGTAGCTACTGCAAAGCTTTTAGCTTGGAAAGAGTTTCAAAAAATAGAATTTGACAACAGACTGAAGTTTGAGCTTGATCTTCAAAAAGAAAAGTTTTCTTTAGAAATAAAAACTATTGAAATTAAGTTTGACGAAGCAAAAATTAGATACGAAGAAAAGATTAAGTTAAGAGATGATGAAATCATTGAACTTAGAAATATAATAAAAAAAGACAGGAAGGTTAATCTTCCTCTTGTAATTGCTGGCAGCGTTGCTGCTGGTATAGCTGTAGGAGTAGGAACTGCATATGCGATTGATAAAGTTATTCAGTGAACACCCAAATAGTATTGGGATGGATTATTTCACACACATGGTTAGAGCACTTGGATTTTCTTTCGTGATGTTGTACGGAAGTGTAGTTTGTCTTATCCATGCTTTCTTTCCTTTTTTGTTAGAGCATGATGCTTCTAGAATAGTTTCCGCGCTCCATAAGAAGATGGAGGAGTAGTGAAAGATTTAAATAGAATTGCAAGGCTAGAAAAGGCTATAGCAAAAAAGTATGGTCACGAAGCTATACAGAATCCTAGAAGTAATTGGAGTGATGAAAAAGAAAACGATTACAAAGAGCAGCTTCAAAAACTTCAAAAAAAAGAAATTCTACTAAGAGAAAAAGAAGAGAAGGTTGAAGTCGATGGTGTTTTGATCAATAAAAAACTACTTACTAAAGAACAAAATAGAATTTGTCCTGTCTGCGACACTTTTTCTTTTAGCCTACAAGACGATGTATACATGAGCAAGTTTGAATGCTGTAAAAAATGTTACATAAAATGGGTAGAAGATAGAGAAGAAAGATGGGAAGAAGGTTGGAGACCTTCCAAGGAGAACAAATAATGTCAGCAGAAAAACTTAAAATCTTTAGAGGACTTGCTCAAGCGGCAGCTGATGCATATGATGGATCTTATGATGATAATGGCGAGCCTGTTAAGATTGGTCTCAAGCGAGAAGAGGGTAACCCAGTTCTTAACTCACGAGTTATGGATGGTTTCAAGGTTAAATTTGTTGGACCTTCTGTGGTAATCAATTACCAATCAGAGATTAAGTTGAAAGAAGTTTATCGTGGTGGTTTTGAGAGTAGCATGGATCAGGTAGTCGAAGACATCGCTTCATACTTGAAGAAGAGATACCGTCAAATCACTGGAGAAAGTGTTGGTCTTAAGGCAGATGGCGAGATTAAAGTTATAGTACAAAACACAAGTCGAGTCAGAACATTTGTTCAAGCACAGAAAAAGTATCTCATTAGTGATGTTAGCGACATTTCGCCTATCACACCACCAAGTACTGGAGACTTGCAAGATGGTTTCCAAAAATTCTTAGATGAGGGTGGCTTTGGTGGCAAGAGACCAGAGAATGACAGCCGCAGAGAAGGCTGATCGTGCATGAGCTTACTAAAAAAGAGATCATCAAAGAAGTAGTTAAATCTGGTAAAGATCCAAGCTATTTTATTAATAATTACTGTAAAATTTCTCACCCACTTAAAGGTTCTATTCCTTTTAGAACGTTTGGTTACCAAAGTGACTTACTAAAAGATTTCAACGATCACCGGTTTACAGTAATTTTGAAAGCTCGTCAGCTGGGTATTTCTACAATCGTAGCTGCTTATGTTGTTTGGCTTATGTTGTTCCACCGTGATAAAAATATCCTTGTCATGGCCACCAAGTTTAGTACCGCTGCAAACTTAGTCAAAAAAGTAAAGAATATTATGCGAAACATGCCACCTTGGATTCGCATATCAGATATATCTGTTGATAACAGAACTAGCTTCGAGCTGTCTAATGGCTCTCAGATTAAAGCAACATCAACCTCTGGTGACGCTGGTCGTTCAGAGGCTTTGTCTCTTCTTGTTATTGACGAGGCTGCTCACGTTGAAGGGTTGTCAGAGCTTTGGACTGGCTTGTATCCTACACTATCAACAGGTGGTCGTTGTATCGCATTGTCTACTCCTAACGGTGTCGGCAACTGGTTCCACAAGACTTATGTGGATGCTGAAAAAGAGGAAAATGATTTCAAGCCTATTTGCTTGCCTTGGGATGTTCATCCTGAAAGAGATCAAGCTTGGTTTGAGAATGAAACAAAAAACATGTCCCGTCGCCAAATCGCACAGGAGCTGGAGTGTAACTTCAACACATCTGGCGAGACTGTTATTCACTCTGATGATCTGGAAAGAATTCATACAACGATAAGAGACCCAGAATATAGAACTGGATATGATAGAAATTATTGGATATGGGAAGAGTATAAGCCTGAATCCAATTATATGGTTGTTGCTGATGTCGCCCGTGGTGATGGCGCAGACTTTTCAGTTTTCCATGTTTTTAAATTAGATACTATGGAAGTTATTGCTGAATACCAAGGTAAGCCAAGCTTAGACATGTATGCCAACATTTTAAATCAAGTTGGTAAAGAATATGGTAACGCTTTGATGGTGGTTGAGAATGTTGGAATTGGTATTTCCGTGTTAGAAAAACTGCAAGAGTTAGAGTATCCAAATTTATATTATTCAGTTAAAGGAACGCATGAGTATATTGAGCCAACTTTGGCTTCCAGCACCAGTAATGCTGTTCCGGGGTTTACAACATCAAGCAAGACTAGACCATTAATAGTTGCAAAACTAGAAGAGTTCATTAGAAATAAACTAGTTAATGTGTATTCGGTGCGACTTTTTAATGAATTTAAAACTTTTATTTGGAATAACGGGAAGCCTCAAGCAATGAGAACTTATCATGATGATCTAGTCATGTCTCTGGCAATAGGTTGTTGGGTGAGGGATACAGCATTAGCTGCGGGAACAAGAAACGTTAACCATAAAAAAGCTTGTTTAGATTCGATTATTTTTACTTCTCGAAGAATAAATACACAGATTCCCGGCCAAATAGGCTACGAAAAAGATATTTTGCAAAAAGCTCACCAGAGTGTTAATGAACAAAAGCAATTTATATGGCTTCTAAAAGGATAATTAAAAAATGGCTAACCAGAGTTCAAATCCACGAAATCCAGAATCTACTTTATTTAGAAGATTAACTAGACTGTTTTCTGGACCAATAACAAACTACCGCTCTCAGATGACGAGAGACTATAAAAGATCTCAGTTAGATCATTATGCTAGTAGATTTAAAACTGCATCCGGGCAACAATTTAAGCGAAGTGGTTATAATCCATTTGAGCAGATCAACGCTTCGGCAATGGCAAATCAAAGAAGAACCGAAAGGTATGGCGACTTTGATCAGATGGAGTATACACCAGAAATTGCATCAGCACTTGATATTTATGCCGATGAGATGACAACACACTCATCGCTTCAGCCAATGTTGACAATCAAATGTCCTAATGAAGAAATTAAGGCGATCCTTGCTACGCTCTACCAGAATGTATTGAACGTTGAATACAACTTATTTGGCTGGTGTAGGACAATGTGCAAGTATGGAGATTATTTTTTATATTTAGATATTGATGAAGGTCATGGAATTAAAACTGTTATTGGCTTGCCTGCTGGTGAGGTCGAGAGGCTTGAGGGCGAGGATAAGACTAATCCAAATTATGTTCAGTTCCAATGGAATTCCGCAGGAATGACTTTTGAGAATTGGCAGATGGCTCACTTCCGCATTCTTGGTAATGACAAATATACTCCTTATGGGACATCAGTACTAGAGCCTGCTCGTCGTATTTGGCGTCAGCTTACTCTTATGGAAGACGCCATGATGGCTTACAGAGTAGTGCGAGCACCTGATAGAAGAGTATTTTATATTGATGTTGGAAATATCCCTGCACCTGACGTTGAGCAGTATATGCAGAAAGTTATGACTTCCATGAAGAGAAATCAATTGGTTGATCCATCGACTGGTCGAGTAGATCTCCGCTACAATCCTATGAGTGTAGAGGAAGATTACTATATTCCTGTCCGTGGAGATAGCTCAACGAAGATTGAGAATTTGGCGGGCGGGCAGAACGCAGCTGCAATCGATGATGTTAAGTATCTTAGAGATAAATTATTCTCTGCTCTAAAAATTCCTGCTTCTTATCTAACACAAGGCGAGGCAGGCACAGAAGACAAAACAACGCTTGCACAGAAAGATATTCGTTTCGCCAGAACTATTCAACGTCTACAGCGAGCAGCTATTTCAGAGCTAGAGAAAATCGGTGTTATCCACTTGTATACTCTTGGCTTCAGAGGAGACGATCTATTAAACTTCTCACTTTATCTTAATAATCCTTCAAAGCTTGCGGAACTGCAAGAACTAGAACATTGGAAGACTAAGTTTGAAATCGCTTCTACAGCTACCGAAGGATACTTCTCAAGACGCTGGATCGCAGAGCACTTGTTTAACCTTACACAAGATGAATTCCTAAGGAATCAAAGAGAGATTTTCTATGATCGCAAGTACGATTCACAGTTGGCTTCCGCAGCTGAGCAATCTGCGCAAGCTGAGACTGCCTTTGCTTCTGCTACATCGACAGGGCTAGGGGGCATATCAGACTTGGCTGGTGGCGGCGGTGGAGATCTTGCTGCTGAGATTACGCCCGAAGGCGGTGTTGAGGGCGGTGCTGAAGCACCCGCGACACCACCAACTGAAGCTGGAGCTGAAACACCTGCCCCAGAAGGTCAGGAATCTGCACTCCTTGCGGTACCGGGTAAGAGAGATATTTCGGAAAAAGATAATCGTGAAAAAGGTGGGACAGGTCCAGATAACCGAAAAAGACGATCTACAAGACGTGGAATGGAGTTTTCTACAAGAACTATCTTCCCCGGAGGCTATGGTTCAACCGGAATGAATCAATTAAGGCAGAATGAGAATAAAGGTTCTAATTATGAAGAAAAGGAAATGCTTCTAGAAGAAAAACTCCTAAAAGCACCTTATGAAGTTCAAGCAATAATTGATAGTCTAGAATCAAAGGAATCTAAGAAATGAAGCATAATAAAAAAAGAAATACTGCCTTTTTATATGAAACACTTATCGCTGAGATGACCAAGGGGATTATCAAAAAAGATGATGCCAGAAGATCGAAAGCAAAAAGATTGGTCAAAAAGTATTTTAGAAAGGGCACTGCTCTAAACCGGGAACTTGATCTATACAATAGTATTTTAGAAACAAGAGGAGTAGATAAGTTAGTTGCCGAAAAGATTATCTTTGAAGCGAAGACGCAGAGAAAGTTCATACTTGATGATGCTGTGTTCCAAGAGCAGACTGAGCTTATTGGTGATATGAACAAAGAATATACAAAATCAGTATTCTCTAATTTTATTCCAAACTATAAGAATCTCGCAACTTTGGCACAAATTTTTAATACCGATGTTCCAATTAAGAATCGAGTTTTACTAGAGACAAAAGTTAT